GCGCCAGCCCAAGCGAGATGATGCAATTCGGCCCTGGAAAATGACATAGGCCACCCGCTTCTCTCCAGACTTTGCAGCGAGACGAATCTGATCTGCAATATCGGGCATGAGGTCGGGCTTGCCTGACTTATGGACATCTGCATCAACATCGATCGCTCTGACAACCATTCCAGCCTTTGGATCAGGATTGTGATCGCTAGGGCGCGCTGAATGACGGAGATCGCCGATCCATCCATCGGAACGCCTATCACGATCTGGGAAGGTGTCATCAAACTGTTCCCTTAACTGTTGAGCAGCTTTAGAAAGTGTTGGTTTCATCCAAGTAATAAAGCCGCTTCTTCAGCGGTGATACCTAGGCGGGCGAGCAGAGCAGCCTTATCGGCAGCCTTTGCTGCTTCATCTGCTACCTTTTTTTCGGCTTCTTGCTGATCTAGTTTAGCCTGGGCGACTTCTTCTTCGCTCATTTCAACTTCTGAAATTTCGCCTGTTTCGACATTATGCTCTAGTTTTTTCATATTAGTTCACTCCGTAAAGTACATAGGTTCCGCCTGAGAATGTTCCAGCACTTAGGAAAATGTCAATTCTCGTAATTGCCGTTACTGGTATATATCCAAACGCTAAGTTTGCCATTAAAAAACCAAGAGAATCTGAAGTGAAAGACATTTGTGAAGTGCCTATTTTTCCGCTTGTGCCACTTGCATAATCAATCAAATCAATAACTGCAACATTATTGTTATCGGTGTTTTTCATAGATGTATTAGAAACATATATTGTTGTGTCTTTAAGGCCAATTAGCGAAGTAGTACCGCCGGTTGTTTGTGTTTGAGTTCCTGTTGAAATATAATTGGAAGCCGTATCATTATTTAATCTAAGATTCAAAGTTGCAGCGGTTGAAGGATATACATCGCGGATAATTAATTTTAGGTCTTTGTAGGCTCCGCTAATTGAGTTAAGAGTTAAAGTGCCAGTACTAAGGCTGCCGCTTGCAATTGAAGTCATGCCGCCACTTGCAGCAGGAGTAGCCCACTCTGGAGCAGTTGCACCACTATTGACTGTAAGTATTTGACCCGCTGTGCCAAGAGCTAATCGAGTGTTGGTATTAGCTGTAGCAGAACGGTAAGCAATATCGCCAGTAGTTGTTTCTGGGTTTAGTGCTTTAGTGGTTGTGTCTATCGATGAGCCAAGGGTGCGAATAGCGGCAGCGCCGTCCTTGACGAGAGCGGTATCGTCTGGAGTTGTCCACCCATAGTTAGTTGTCGTTGCCATATATTCTCCTTGTCAGGCTACTATTGTAGCGTTATTCCAATCTAAAGTCGGACTTATTGTGTTCCAAGTCTCTGTAACTGGAACGCTGTTCCACCTAAAAGCCTGAAGGCTAAAAGCAATTGGTGAAACAATAATTGTCAGATCGAGTGCGTTAAATCTGGTAGTCCAAGTCCATCCTTCAACGAATCCTTGATAACGACCGTCGGCTATGTTTATGGGCAAATCCTCGATGTCCAGCGGTAGGCCCATAAATATGTTCAATGCTTGATCCCTAGAAGCATCTGGAATATTTGGATTACCAAGCGGGAAGGTAATGCTCTTAAATTGATACTGCGGAAATGCTCGAATGTCTAGATAGAACTGCGCCTGGCTTAGCGCATCTGCGCTCTTCTCGATACTAGTCTGAATGTTTTGGGCTTGAGTGCCATAAACAGCGATAGAGCTAGGTTCTTCGGCTGTTTCTTGCTGCCCGTTTTTATAGGTGATAGTAACCTTATTGCGTACGTCTCCTAGGCGCTTAGATGTTGCTATGCCATTGGCGTAAGCCCATCCGCCATCTACATACTCATAGCCATTGGCTGCTAGGTATTGCCCTCGATGTGTTGAGTCTGCATAGCCAATACGGCCAGCCGCATCTTCATAAATATAACCAAGCCCAGAAGTAGCAAGACTGGCCACCAAAGAATAAACGTCGGTCGTTGCGGCTGACCTGGCTGTAAGCTCGTAATCGCCCGGGCGATCGATCTCACCTAACCCAGAGTTTTCAGCATTTTCCCAAGTAATTAAAGGATCATAAGCAGCCCAAGTCTCTGCTGCTGGAACTTCATTCCATTGATCAAATAAAATGGCTTGCAATACCTCGTAAATCTGATCTCCATCAAAGTCCTTGGCTAACACGCCTTGAGTTAATACTTTGGGCAGTTTAGATAATGCTCCTAAAGCTGTGACTGTGACGTTCTGAGTTATGGCTGGCTCACCTGTAGCCACGACTATATCGATGTCAGATATATCTCCGCCAAAGATAGGGATATATGTGCCAGTCGAGTCTTTGATCTTAACCACGATAGAGTCATTGACATCAAAGGCTATGGCTGACTGAGTTAAGTTTTTTAGGGTAAATCGGCAATACCCAGCAATGGGCTGACTATAGATATCTGAGCGACCAGAAGTAATTGTGAGATCAGATAGGACTAGGTTTGTTACATCACCTGCGCCATTAACCTCTACTGCCCAATCTGGTGTCCATAGGGTCATACAAACGCCGCGCTGCCTAGTGTGCCTCGGGATTGTGAATCATTAAGAATAGTTACTATCTGTCGCGCAGTAGATTCGCTATCGATTGCGCCATTTACCGTAATGTTAGTAGTCCCTCGAGATACGAAATTAAGAGGACCGGGGACTGATGGAGTAACAGGCGCTGGCGTTGATGGTGCGCCAGAAAATGATGCGCCGCTGAAAGGATTTAGATTAGAGCCTAATTGTTTAGATAGATCAATTACTCGCTTCATTGCATTGTAAAGATTGTTAAAGAAACCAACTACCTTGGCTAATCCATCGATCAAGCCAGATATGGCTGTACCTATGATTTCAAATGCTTTACCTAAAGTTTTGCTTAATATTGGCGCTAATACATCGCGAGCAAACTCTGCAACAGCCTTAAATAGCGTAAGAAGTGGCTTAAGTTCCTCGCTGTTAGAAGCTAGTGAATCCCTGACTGTGTTAAAGGCTTTGCGAAGTCCGTCGGTAATTGGAGTTAAAAATTGGATAACTGGGCGCAACTTTTCGCCTAGGTTGTTAGTAAAGTCTGCAATGGCTGGGATCACCTTTTGAACCAAGGTTTCAACTAATGGCGTGATGGCTGTAAGAATGTAAGCGCCGACGGTTTCCTTGCCTTCATCAAAGGCCACTTGTAAGCGACTTAACTTTCCTTGGAACGTGTCTGCTTGTTTTGATGCTTGGTTCTCGAAAGTCCCAGCAAGTTTGGCTGTAATCTGATCGAATGAAAGAGTCTTCAGTTCAGCCTTATCAATTCCAACGCCTAAGCGGCTAAGTCCAGCCAAATTGCCTTCCTGAGCCTTTGAAAGGGCTTCTGTGACTGCCTGTAGAGACTTACCACTACCTGCTGAAATATCAAGTGCCAGGGCCTGTAACTTCTGCGCCTTATCAACATCTTTAGTTGCTCGGGTTAAACGATCAAGCGATGGGCGCAGTTCATCATCGGCTACACCAGTAGCAAGCGAAGTCTGAAGAATAAATTCTTCTGTGCTTTTAATTTGAGCATCGGTAGCCTGAGTAACGTTTCTTAAAGTATTGGCTAACTTGGCTTGAGCAGCTTCATCCTCGATGGCAGACTTGACTCCATCGATCGCTAACTTGCCAGCGTATGCGACTGCTGCCGCTCCTGCTGCTGCAAAGGCTAGCCCGGCTTTCTTGCCAAACTCTGAAACTTTATCGCCAAAAGTTTTAACGGATGTGTCTGCGCCTTTAAGATTCTTATTGAAGTTATCAACGTCAGCAAGAAGCTTGAGCGTTAATGCTCTAGTACCTGTTGCCATTAGCCCCACTCCTTCAATACTTTGTTAAACGCTTCAGTCCATCGAGCGACGATCTGAGGTTGAATCTTTCTTAGCGTTGGATAGATAAACCAGCCCTTAGAGCCTCGACCTTCACGGCCTGACCAGACAGGAAACTGCCTAAACTTATTCGAACCAAACTCTGAACCGCCCCAAATGTCTTTAGTGGTTGCTCCACCTGAAAACTTCTGAGAAGCAAAGCCGTAAGTGATCTCACCTATTTTAGATGATTTCTTAACCCGCGCTCCAGTAGCAATACGCCCGGCAACTGCTCGGCTTGGCCTTGAGTTAGCGGTCTTAATAATCTCTGCTCGAGCGTAATCCGCCAGCGCTCCCGACTGGCGTTTGGCTTCTGCGGTAGCTGCTTCATCCATATTCTTGAGCGCCTTAAAAATTGCTCGAAGTTGAGTCTGATCGAGTGCTACTGCATCATCGGCCATTCCGTTGCTCCAATATCTCTATCGCTGTAAGAATATCCTCAGCACTTTGCCACTTATCCATAGGGATTTGTGTGGCTATTGCCAGTTCAACCAAGAGTCGGCTTACGCTTCCTCTTGCATGACTTTTGGGTCTTCTCCACCTACTTCAATATCTGAGACTGACTCCATCCAGACATCGAGTGTCTTGGTTGGCTTGCCCCCTGCCTCACGCTTCATTGCTGAATGTGCTACATAAAGAATGTCCCACATGCCGCCAAACTGAGAAATAACTTTTTTAGTTGTCATTTCCCATTTGGCGTAATCAGGTGGTCGAACTAGGTAAGTAGTTTCGCTTCCGTCTGTGTATTTAATTGTTATGTTTTGTTGCATTGCTTTGCTCCCGTTTCTGTATTAGTTAGAACGCCTCTGTTGGCACTCCAATAACTTGGAATGATAAAGATACTGTTTGAGCATCTGGAGCAGTTCCGCCAGCTGATGGCCATGATGGCAATACCTGAAAACTAAATACTGCGCCTGATGCTGCTGTGAATACTGTGTTAATACCTGTGTCTGGTGATGACTCAGATACGCCCCATAGAATCTCACAAAGAGAACCAGTTGCGCCCCAGTCTGCCAGCATTTCAACATTAAAGGTGAAATTATTATCGGTAACTTTAAAAGCCTTGCCATCAAGTGTCTGATAGGTTTCGCGAGTCATTTCACCGATAAGCGTCGCGGATGTTGCTTGTGCATCGAAATTGTTACCACCAATGGTAAAGGTAACATCCCGACCAGTTATTACTGTGGTAGCCATATTATTTTCCTTTAGTTTGTTTGTGTATAGTAGGTAGAAACTCTGATATCGGCTACCAATACATTGGATGGCCCGACTTGAGTTACTGTTGGTTTTTCAACCGCTCCGACTGCATACCCGGCTGGGATTACCTTCAGAACACTTATGACGAGCTGCTCGAGGTTGTCGAGCGATGCAGGGTTGCTGTTATATGCAACCGCTACGGAAATGACAAGATTAATCTTTGTGCGGATTTGTGACTTGCCTAAAGTTTCTAATTCAAGATACGGTGAATCTGGAACGCACACTACAAACGGAACCATCGGTGCTTCTGGAACGTAAGCGTAAACATTACCTGCAACGCCAGCAAAGGCTGTGGCTAGTGGCTGTCTGACTGTGCTTAAAATTGTGTTGCTCATTACTGCACCATTGAATCGGTGTCGATAAACGGCCCGAGAAGTCCTGACACTCGATTGAACAAGCTACGGCCTAAGCGGTATGGGCTTACCTGGGTGAAGTCGATTCCTTCAATCTGCCCGCCTGGAGCGATCCGAGATTGGAAGACTTCTACTGAAACGGCTAGGACTGCTGACTCGACTGCGCTATTGCCTACGTAAGTGGCTGCGCCTGAAAGAGTTGCCAAGCCTGATGGGATTACTTTGCGCTCTGTAATGTCAGCATTTGTAATTGAGACTGTAAAGAAGCCGTTAAATTCTCTGTATGAACCATCTAAAAATATGCGTGAGTTAGATCGTAGGATAAAAGAATCGTAATCAATGTTGCTAGATTCTAAAATTGTAAAAGTGCCATTGAACGGGGAGCCTACGCCTGTAACGACTACGCTCTGACCCGCTGAAAAATTGTTATCGCCTAAAACGTAATAGGTTGCGATATTGTCTTGAAGCGCTACGACATCGATCGGGCTTGAGTACTTGACCAACATAGGCAAGATAACTGCCTCGGCTGTGTCTATGACATCTGTTAAATAAGCATCGTTATAGAGGGAATTGGAAACGCCAAGCACAGAGCGCAATTCGGCTGGTGTGACTATTGTTGCCATTTCCAATTCCTCTCGTTAAACGACTGGGGGAGCTACCGGGAGCAGCAGCCCCCCCATGATTAGTTATTGACTACGCGACCATGTAACGGTATGCGCCTGCTGCAAGCTTTGTAGCGATTGCGCCATAACCGTAGTATCCAACTTCGACCTGACCTGTTGAGATTAGGTTTGTCTGTAGTGATAGGCGTGGTGATTCGTACCATGTGTATGAATCTGGATTAACGATAATCATTGAGTTATCGCCTGTGCCTGTTATGTTACGAGATACGCGTAGGTTAAGTCCTAGTAGGTTTCCACGAACTGCTGTTGCAGTTAGGTCTCCACCTGCGTTCTGTGGGTTAATTGTCTGTTGGAAAATTGGACGCTTTGCTGTGTCCACAAGTCCCATAAGAACACCCCATTGTGCTGCTGAGACCACAATGTTCTCAGCAAACCCAAGAGTGTTTGAGTAAATAGAAACTGCTGCATCTGAAACGAAATCTGCAACATCTCCACCGTCTGTGATTGAACGGTTGCCGCCATCTGTTCCATTTGTGATAAGTGCAGTTCCAACTGCTGTGTCTGTAGCCTTTGCGTAAGCAAACTCCATCTGACGAACTAGTTCTGCGAAGAATGCAGGTGAAGAACGATCTAGAAGCTCTAAACTAAATGTTTGACGGCCAATGAACTTCTGAACATTTACAGATACAAACGCTGCGTTCTGATCTGTTTCAGATGGTGCGCCGCCTTCAGATGCTACTGCAACTGTTGGAGCAACTGTGATCTTTGGGATCTCGAAAGTCATACCTGCATCAGGTAGAGCGCCGCGAGAAATTGACTCAATAAATGGGCGATCTGCGTTTGAGATGCCATTGATAACTTCTGTTAATTGACGAGTTGGTACGAGACCAGCGTTGTCTGTTGTGTCTGCTGCTGCTGCAACATACATCTTTGATGTTTCGTTGCCTAGTGAGGCACGAACTGAATGCTCGAGATAAGAAGCCTTATCCACGATTGGGTTACGAACAGTTGTTGAAATGTAAGGTGCTGTTGCAGCCTTAACTTCAACTCTTGCAGCCTCTACCGTTTCTGCGGCAGGAGCAACTTCTGGAACGGTAGTGTCTGACACTTGTTCTCCTTCTGTGGTTGATTGTGTTTCTTCCTGAGATGTCTCAGAAACTTGTGTGTCCTCAGCCGCGACTTTTTCGACTTCGGCTCCGGGTATTGCTCCGTCTGTGACCAAACTGACCTCGATGAGATTAGATGCGCTAATAGCCATTACGCCATCCTGGTTGTCCCACTCTGCAACATCAACACCCACGCTAAAATCTGAGCGAAGTCCAGTTGCGGCTTCTTCGAGTGCGTCATTTCCTGCGGTTGTCTTAGCGATTTTAAATTCTGCTGTAATGCCTTCTGCATCTTGCTCGAATGAAACCATCTTGCCTAATGGACGAGTTACATCGTGTTGCAGCACTAGCTTGATGTTCTTAGCCATTGTGATCGAATCAGACTTGAACATAGTGCGGCCTGCTGAGGTATTGCCTTCAGCATTCCAGGACACGATGCGACCTGCGATGATGCGGGATTCTGCATCCGCCGCTGTAATCGCGTATGGCATAGTTATTTTCATCGGTTCTCCTTATTGTCAATCAGGTCTTCTTCTTCTTGAATTTGCTCAACGCTCATCGCGCCAATGCGGTTTAAGATTTCATAAACTTGAGCGCGAGCAAGTGCATCTGAGCGTAGGAACTCATCAAGTGAGAAACGAATTTCACCAGTTGATGGGCAAAAGTCAGGCATAGATAAACGCTGTTCAATTGCTGCAAGTATTGGCTTCATTGAAAAGTCGATAAGTGAGCGACGTTCCGAAACGCTGTTGGAATAAGTCATGCTGGTTGTTTCAGCGCTTACAAAATATGCAGGAAGGTTGCAAGCGCGGGCCAATTCCAGAGCGACATATTGGCGAGCCTCATTTAGCTGCAGTTTGGCTGGATCGATGCCCAACGCTTGCAATTCAACATCCGCATTAAGGAACGCGGTTGATTTAGTAAGGCGAGCAGTTCTCCAAGATTCGAGAAGTTTAGATATGCGTTCTGCTGGAAGATTAGTACCGTTTGACTTGAGAACCTGAAGCGGTACTGGTTCTTTAGCGAAAGTTTCGGCGGCCTGCTCAAGTGCGTGGGCTGCTCGGATTGTGCGCCCGGCACGATTCAACACGCCTTCATCAAGTCCGTAAAATACGACTAGGGAACCTACGCCATTAGTTGGAACGATTGATCCATCAACTTGGTAGCCAACGATCTCTGTTTGGTTATTATTAAGTTTAGGTGTTACGCGATCTGGAGCAACGCGAGTCCAAGCGCGAACGCGACCTGTATCTCCGTACTGTTCTAAAACCTGTCCGTAAGCCATGCCATGGAAAAGTAAATCTTCTGCAAGCCAGGCGTAGATTGCTGATCCTGGAATGCGTGGGTCTGGCTGATTGATAACTGCTGGAGTTCCCATATGGGAGCCATCAAGTTTCGAATACTGCTCAAGTGGTAATGATGCAAGGGTTGAGCAGATGATATTTCTGGCACGAGCGATTGTTGGAACTGCCATCGCTTGCTGACGGCTTGCTACTGATTGAGTAAATACAAAAGGATTGAAGGATGCTGTGTTATTGAAAGGTGCGGGAGTAGAAGCGGCATCGACTGTAATCTCGGCTGCTGGCTTTGGCGTTGTAAATAAGTCCCTGATTCCCATTGGACATATTATACGCTATTGCCTAGACATTAACCTATTTGAATGTCCACTTCAGATTCGCCGCGTGTCGCAAAGTGAGTGACCATTGCCGAAGCAACTGCACCGCACACAATTCCAGAAGCTTTGCGACCCATAACCCAACCGCCATCGCCACGAGTTAATTTAACGGCCGATAGAACTTGCTTAGTTAATTCTTCTTGATCCGAGTGAGCTAGTCGCATCGATGAAACGGCTGAAACGAATTCATCGCAACTTTGCTGATACTCCTGGCTGTTGACCTCGTGTATTGGGATTCCTGCTGGAGCCAACCTAGCCGCAACTGCTGAAGCGGTGGACTTTGAGTAGGCAACCGCATTGACTGGAAATTTACGAACCCAATAAGCAATATCGTTGGCCATTTCTAGATCATCAAGGTTGACCGGGTTAAACCAAGTGTGAAGCAGGCTAACCATAAAGCGATTGCCTTCGATTCTTTGGCCTGCAACAAGTGAAGCGTGTTTGCGATCAGGGCTTAGATCGATCGCCATCCAAGTATCCTTCTCGACGTCTAATTCTGGCAGATCATCGGCCTTGCACTTCTTCCACTCGGCTTCTGAGATAACTGGGTTAATCATCGAAACGAATTGGCAAAGAATTTCAGTACGGAAGATATCTTCTCGATCCGAAAGGCTGTCCTTGATATTGTCCTCATGGACTGTGTGGCCTAACGATGGATTGCTTTGATACCAGGCTTCCTTATCGGTAATTTCCGCCCCTGGTTCAGCGCTCCATTCAAACCAACCAATAGAATCTTCTGCTCCTTCACTAGCTGCTAAACCTCGCTCCCGAAACTTATGCAGTAGCACCGAATTAGCGTGGCCAGCATTTGAATAAACGTATGCCTGAGGATTTGAGTTAGACATCTGAGTAAAGCGCATCGAACTCCAGACATCTTCAGTATCAAACTCTCGAAGTTCATCGATATGGATAACATCTGGAGCAGCAATACCTCGAGCGGCTGAGTTGCCTGCTCTGATTAAATACCGGGCTTTATTTTTAAACCGAATTTCTTGGGATCCCTTGGACTCATACTTCTTAGCGAAGTTATCCATAAGTAGCGCTGAGTTATCAATTATCTCGCCAACCTTAAAAAAGATTTCGCTCGATGTAGTTAATTTATGAGCTGTAGCCAGGTGCATCTTTTCGCCTAGAACGTAAATCCCAAACAGGATTCGAAGCGCCATAAATGTACTTTTACCCTGCTGCCTAGGAAGCATGATGCCAATTAGAGGGTGTGCCCATCGACCGTCAGTCTTATAGCGTAAGCAATCTCTGGCCAGTAATTCTTGCCAAGGAAGCAGCGGCATTCCAATATCTATGCAGAACTGGATCATCTCATCGCCTCTAGTAGGCAGATCGAGCGGCTTGGAGCGGATTCTAGGGATCTGAGAGCCTTTTCTCGGTTCTGTTACCCCTACCTCAACCGTTTGCAGCCGATCTGAGACGTTTTCAGCCGTCATGACTGGTTCTCATCCGAACTGAGCCGATATTGGCGGTTTGAGTCGTTTTTGGGGTAAAAAGAAACAG